CGGGCTCTGTCAGCCGTCCGTGTAGAGGCCGGCGGGCAGTCTGGTTTCGCGGGTCGTCGCGCTGATCCTCTTGGTCTCAGCTTCGTAGGCCGCGATGTCGAGTTTCCGGGCTTCTAGGCTCTTGTCATCCTCAAGCGCCTGGTACCTGGCCTGCATCTCACGCAAGGCCGTGGCGTATTGCTGGACCGCCTGTTGAGCCTGAGCGTCCGGGGCCTGCCCTTCCGCCTCGCTCATGACCCGGCCGGCCATCGCCTTTTCCATCCGCTCGGCAATCTCGTCAGCGCCCGGCCAGTCCAGGTTCTTGACGAGGAGGTCACCAATGACCGGCGCCGCATCCGGGTAGGCGCGGATGAGCTCGATCATCTGGTTCGCCGCTTCCTGGCGCAGGCTGGCGAAGGACGGGCCCGCCGACACCGTCAGGTCGTAGCGGCCGGCGGTCAGGTCGTAGATCCGCGTGATCTCCCGAACCTCGTCGGTCAGCGGATCGGCCTCCTCGACCTGCACCGGCTGATTGACGGCCTTCATCTCGCTTTCGCCGTCTTCGCCCAGGACGCGGATGACGCGGGGGACGGAGTAGACCTGCGGAATGAGGTCGATCAGCACCCGGCCCGCATGGCGAATGGCCCGCGACAGGTTGTCGATGAAGTGGAACGTCGCGTTGTCCGCCTCCATCTGCCGGGCGATGATGGCCTTGCCGCTCGTCTCGTTCGACCGCGCGCCGAGGCTGGCGTCAAACATCCCGATGACCGACTTGATGTCATCCGAAGCGTTCAGGGCCTCTTGCAGGGCACCCGCCGGCACACCGGAGAACGGCTGGCGCTGGGGAGCCTCGGGGCCGTCGAACTCAATGAACGCATGGCTCTGGACGTTCGCCGTCGCCCACTTGGCCGCGTCGGTCTCGAACGCACCCTTGCGCCCGATGAACGGGGCCTTCGGAGCCAGGGCCACCAGTTCGGTCGAGGTGGTGCGCCAGTAGTTGAACATGCGCTGGGCGTCCTTCGCCCCGCGGATCAGGCTGCGGAAGTGCCGCTTGCCCTTGAAGCTCACCTCGGCGCCATAGACCGGAATGATCGGGATGTACTTCCCCGCCCAATCCACCGTCTCCAGCACTTCCGCGCCGCTCATCACGTACTGACGCACCCGGTGACTGTCGACGTCCCGCGAGCCCTGCACCTGAACGCCAATCGCGTCAAAGGCGGGCTTGTTGGCCTTGTAGTCCGCCTCCTCGACTACCATGCCGTCAGACAGGAGGAGGATGGTCCGCTTGACCTTTTCACGGAGCCAGTATTCCGCCACCTGAACGAACTCGCCGTCACGCCACGGCGCACCGACACCGCTCCAGGCCTCGCCTTCCCAATCCACCTCTTCCGCGCCGGGATAGGCCTTCTTGAAGGCCGCCTTCGTCATGGTGTCGGTGACGAAGCAGTAGTTCCAGTCAGAGCTGTCCGCCGCAGTGGAATAGCAGTCAGGATAGACCGCCAGAGGGTTCGGGACCCGCTCGATCACCACGTCCTGGTCGAAGGTGTCGTCGGAGGTGTAGCGCGTGTTGATGCGGAAGTAGCCGAAGCCGCCGAACACCGCGTGTTCGAGGGCCGTGTCGTAAGCCACCTCGGCATTGGACGACTGCTCGATGTTGCGGATCAGGCCGTTGAGGACTTCCGCCGTCTCGGGGTCGGCCTCGCTGTCCACCGGCATGACGCGGATGCCGGGCTTGTTGCGGCGGGCGTCGTTGACGACCTGGCGGCCCATGCTGACGAGTTTGTTGACCGTCAGGCAGGGCCGGCCCTCAAGTTCCCGGTCCCGGCGCACCCGCTCAGGCCACTGGTTCTCCATGAGGGAGAAGTCAACGTCGTCTTCCCACGCCTTGCGGTTGTGGGCGTCGTGTTCGGCAGTCTTCTCAAACCCTTCGAGGGCTTCTTTCAGCAGGTCGGCCTTGTTCACGACATCCAGCCTCCCTGCACAACCGTTCGCGTTGTCTTGCGCTCCGGCTTCGGAGCTTCATAGGCCACGCACATCAGCCCGAAGGCGTCCGCCGCATGGCTTGACCAGTCGTGTTCCGGCCCGAGGCCAATGCCCCGCGCCTCGTCCCGCTTCTCGTGGTAGTGGCCGAGCGCATCCAAGCCGCCGGCGCACCGCGTGGCGTCGAACCAGATGGACGGGAACAATCGCCGCGCCGCCTCGACCCGAGCCGATGCCGCACCGCGTCCCTGATTGGGAACCACCTCGACAGAGAACCCGGCTTCCCGAAGCGCGCTCTCGTAAGACACCGCGAACACCTTGTCCCCCTGCGCCCCGTCGTGAGGCAGGACGCACAGGGCCTGGTCGTATCCCCTGCCCCGCAGCCAGCCCACGTGAGCGGCAAGCGGCTGGCCTTGGGCCTCGTAGTAGTCCAGCACCCGGACTTCCCGTCCGATGAACTGCGCCACCCAGATCGAGCAGGCGTCAGCCTTGGCCCCGGTTCCGCCAATGTCCCAGAACGCCCGGTAGGTCATGAGCGGATCGGCCGCCACATGGCCCACGCGACCCTCAGAGCGGGCTTTCGTCAGAGGCTCGGCGAAATAGGCGCCCTCTGTCACTTGCTTAAAACCGCCTTCCCAGATGTGATCATACTGGTCGGGCCGCTCCGTCATGTCCCGCAGGCGCTTGCGGTTGAGGATCTCGGGGAACCACGGATTATCCCGCCAGTTCATCTCGACGACTTTCATCGCCGGGTCCTGGCTCATCCGAAACCGCTTGTGGGTCGGGCTGTTCTTGCTCTCCGGGTTCCACGTCACCCAGAGTTCAGAGTCATGCTCCCGAAGCGTCGGGTCCAGTTTTGTCCAGGCCTCGTCCGTGACCGGCTCGGCTTCATCCACCCAAGCCAGACGGATACGGCTTTTCGACTTCACAGAGTCGATGTTCCGGTCGAGGCCGGAGAAAGCGTAATCAATCAGCCCGCAGGCAGTCCGAATATACTTCTCGCCAATGTCAAAGTGCGGGGCCAACCAGGGCTCCTCGCGGATGGCGTGCTTGACCTCCTCCATCGAGGAGTCCGACAGCGAGTTCATGAACTGCCGGCCGCAAAGGATGATGCCGCTCTCACCCGCCCTAGCCCACTTGTGGGCCTTGACCGCGGTCATCTTGGCAAAGGTCCGCGACTTGGCGGAACCCCGTCCACCGTATGCGCCTCGCGTATCCGCCTTGCCTGTGAAGACCGGAACCAGCTTGGCCGGGATCTTCATTTGAACGCTAGTCAGGGCTGACGCCGATCAGTTCAATGACCGTGAAGTCGGACTTGACCTGGGCTTCAACGTCGAGCGCCTGCCGAGGCTTTCCGAACCCACGGTCCAGAATGGAGTTAGCAGCCGCGACCCTTGCCGCTTCGCTTTCCCCGGCCTTCATGATCTGGGCAAGCGTAGCCAAGGCGTCGTCGGTGTAGGCCTGAGCCGCGGCGCGAATGTCCGCCGTTACCTTGTTGACGGAGCCCTTCGGACGGCCCCTCTGACGATTATCCGGCATTTTTTTATTCGCCTCACTCACCAGACCCGAGGGCTTCCTGGCGTCGATGCGGATGGGATCGGCCCGCGACTATCGCTTACGGGTCAGGGTTTCTGCGTGTGTGTGGCGATGTCGGGGCCGAAGGTGTGAGGGCCGGGCCTTTCGCGCACCCGGCCCTCTCCGGCCGTTGCACCAGTCGCCAGACGGCTTCCCGAGCGGGGGAAGGTGAAATGGCAAGGGCCGAGGTTTCCCCCGGCCCAACCCAACAGACCGGAGCCTGTAGGAGGCGAACGGTAAACCGTCCGCGATGACGAAAGCTGGATCCAGACCTAGCGGCTTGAAAACAATCAGGCTTTTGACGCTTTTGCGTCGTTTTGGCGTGATTGTAGATCCGATACCTTGTTTCCTATAAAGCAAGGGCCGAGGTTTCCCCCGGCCCTGCCGCGCACCCCCTAAGCGGTGCGGGTTGATGTGCAGCGGGATCGGACACCCGCTGTTGGCGCACACCTTCCCTTGCGGGAACCTGTGAATAAGATATGTGCCCGCCTACGGGCGTCGGATCGTCGGCGCAATTCGCGCCTCTAAGGATGGAGCGTGCTTCGCGCCCGGTGATTTGTCAAGCGGTCGGTTTGGCCTCGCGGGCGATGGTCTCGGGGTCTAGGTTGCGGATGATAACGGCGGCTTCACCCAACCCATCGGTTCGGCCTTCTAAATATCTGCCGTCCTTGTGTGCTGATCTCCAATAATCCGCGCCGTCGTCAGCAGCCCCCGCCGCAGCCTCCAGCCCTAGCCGGATGCCTTCCAGTCGGGCGGCGTCGATCAGGTTCTGGTTTGCCTCGCGGGCAAGACGGGCGGCAATTTCGCCAACGCCAATGACGTCGTCGCCCTGCATACCCTCGTCAACCCACTGTTGGTAGGCCTGCTCGGCCAAGTCCGTGTCGTGCTTGATCCAGTCAGTCATGTTGCGCCTCGCGGGCGATGGCTTCGGGGTCAATGTTCAATATCTCGCGCAGGTCGTGGTCCTGCTTCTCTGCTATCTTTTCCGCCGCAGCCTCCAGCCCTAGTTCAATGCCCCGTTTCAGGGCGGCTCTGGTCAGGTGCTCGTTGAGGATGCGGTAGCGGAGCTTGTAGTCCCAGGCAATCCATCTGGCTAAATCACGATCATCTGCCCGATAAAGCTGGCTGACCTCCACCCACACATCATCCGCGACCGGCTGGGGTCCGCCGTTGTGTTCGCTCCAGTCGGTCATGTGGTCTTCTCCTTGCGCCGGTAGGCAACAAGTTTGTTGCGCTCAAACCTACACTCGTATTCGCCGGGGTCTGGACGCCAGCGCCTGACACAGGACCAATCAATCCCCCCGGCGTGACCAGAAACGCGCTCTCCCCATGACGTAAAAAACCGGTTGCGGGGAGATGACCCGACCCGATAGAACGCATCAACCTCCATGTCCGCCGGGCAAGGGCAAAGGTCACCGGGTGCGTGGTCGTACCATTTCTCACCTTCCCATTCGATCCAGTCATTGCTCATCGAAAATCCCCTTCAGCGCATTGAAGTGATCGGCGAGAATAGCGAGTTGCTTATCAAGCCGCCTGACCTCCGCCATTATAGCCGGGACCTCCGCGAGCTTGGTGTCGCGCTCACACTGGAGGCGAGCATGATGCTCCACCAGTACGTCCCACGCGGCCTTGGCCGCCTCTTGCGGCGTTGATGTCGTTTCGCGGGCTGTGGGTCGCCAC